CCCTTTTTTCATCAGGCCCGCCAAGATGGGTATGATCTGCATCGCAAGACCGGCGGTAATCCCCGGAGTGCCGCCGAGTCCAGCGAGTCCGCCCATCACGGCAGACTGGAGCAGATCCTGTGTCGATTGCCGGCGCCTTCCGGTAGCAGGAGCAGCGGGGATCGCCGCGCTCTGCGACACGCCGGGGACGGGCGTATTCATCGAGACGCCGGGGATGCCGGCCAGACTCGGCGCGTTCGGGAATCGAACGCCGCCCATGATCCGAGCCGCGCTATCGGCAGCGGCGTTGGTGGGGAGCATGCCCCCAAGCTGCTTGCGGACCACTTTGCCTTGAAACTTCATGTCAACCTCGCATTTACCTGGCCCAGTGTGACTTCCGCCACTAGGTTCATAATTGGATTCCAACGGGCAAATGCGCGGGACGTTGCGAGTTCTGGCGTGTCCGGTCTTGGTTGCCAGAGGGCCTGTGGTTCTGCTCGGAAGAAGCGACCGACTTGGAGCTGTGGGTTATCCTCGTCGTCACACTGGGAGCAGACCTTGAGGCCATCCCTTTTTTGATTATATATGTGATCGCGGAGTTCGCGATACTTTATCGGTCGCCCGCAGATATCGCAGTAGGCATTCGAGTTCTTTCCGCTGGAGTATCCGCTCATCGGTAGCTCCGGTACGGAACGATTCGCAGCGGCGAGCGGTCGCGGTCCTCATCGGATGCGAGGTCCCAGTCCTGGTCGTAGCGTTCCTTCAGCGCCGGGACAAGCGCCATGGACTCCTTGCGCTTGGCAGCAAGATGGTACGCAAGGCCGGAGATCAGCGCCGGGATGAAGCGGAATGGCACGTCTGACGTATTCACCGCGCTGCCGGGGTCCTGGATACGCCGCATGCGCCAGTAGTAGAACGTATAGGTGCTGCTCTGATCCGGCACCAGCCAGAAGTAGATCGTCGGCTGCACGACGCCTCGATGGATCATGAACTGCGTGGGCCTGCCCTGCGCCAGCTTATTTGGCAGCGAGGCGTACTGGTTGAACGAGATCCGGTCGATGGAGGAGTCGCTCTGCAACGTCTGGTTCCCGGCGAAGAGGCGCAGTTCGCCACTCAGGACATCCACAGTGTCGGTCGGCAGGGTATACGAGGACACTCCAGCGGTAAGCGGCAGTGTCTCCTCGTCGAGCGTCCAGAGGTTGATGCCGCGGTTTGCCCACTCGAGCGTGAGCAGGTTGAGGCTCCGGCGGGCGGTGATGTACTCGTGGCCCGTCATCGTCTGGATGCCGGCGCGTTCGTAGGCCTCGTCGATGATCTCGGCGATGGACGGGTTGTAGCTGGTGACTCCAGATGTGGGCATCGGTTATTTCCTCTTGACTGGCTGCTTTGAGAACTGCTTCCCCTTGGCGAGATCCTCGCGCTTCTTGCGGGTGGTGGCGGCGTACTCCTTATCGGACATGGCCTCGCGCTTGCGGCGCGGCAGGTATCGCTCTCCGGTGGCCTCAGGGCCTTGCGTGGAGGGCTTGCCGCTCTTGGTGCCCCAGTCTTCCTTCGTCCACTTGCTGAGGCTCTTCTGCGCGGAGGTTTTCCCGGCGCGATATCCCCCGCCTGCGTTCTGGTACCGCTGCGCCACGAGTTGCGCCTTGCGGGCGCTCCACTGCCCCGGCTTGCCACCCTTGCTGGACGCCATGATTTCGTCCTTGATGCGTTCGCGGAGGGAGGGGTTCGTGTACGCCATGGCGACTACCTCGACTTCTTCTTCATTCGGTCGGCCTCGCTCAGGGCGATGGCGATGGCCTGCTTGGGGTTCTTGACCTTCGCGCCGGAGGAGGAATTCAGCTTGCCCGCCTTGAACTCGCGCATGACCTTGCGGACTTTCGTTTCCTTCTTCACGTCAGTATTTCCCCTTACCGCTTGGCGGTGACTTCTTTGACCCTCCGGGGCCAGCCCAGAGGACCTTGCGCGACCAGTAATTCGCCGACAGCTTGGAGTCCTTCCCCTTGATCCCCGCGCTGCGGGCGAGGTAGGACTTCCGTGCTGCGGCGCTGTAGTTGTGGCCCATGCTCGCATCGCCGAAGTGGATCAGCTTGACCTGATCGCCTTCCTTGGCGAGGACCATTTTTTTCTTCTCCGGGTTGTCCGATTTGATCGGCTTGTTGTACCCAGGGAAGGTGCGGCCACGATACTCGATGGACATCAGGGCTCCGGCGCGGGGGCGGGATTCTTCGCGGCCGCAAGAGCAGCTTCGATCTCCGCGAGGGTGGTCGGTTTGCCGCCTATGGTCAGCGCCGGGATCAGTGGAGCGATCCTCGCGGCATCGAGTTGCTTCTTCTTTGCGGCCATATCTGATTCCATCGCGGTGATCTGCGCGGCGACTTCGGGAGCATACTCCGCACGAGGCAGGATGACGCCCACGAGCAGGTTGTCCAGCAGCATCCGCATCATGAGATGCTCGGTGTTTGCTAGGCCGATGCTCTGCGCGTAGTGGTCGGCTACGCTAACGGTCGCCGAGGGGATCGAGATTTCGTAGGCGGGGAGATTCCCCCTCTGTAGGGTTAGTTTCATGTCCATTCCTCTCTAGTGCGACCTCTCTAGGATTTATCTCAGGTCGGCTAACTGCGGGTTGCCCCGGCCAACACGAGCGATGACCGGGGCTTGGTTGCGGTTAGAGTTCGACGCCGAAAAACGCGCAGAACTCAATGATGATGATGATGATCGGGTCCATACTCTTATTCTAATTCGCGTAGATTCGCCAGTTGGTGCCGTTGCTCCAGACCAGCACCGTATTGCCCCCGCCCCCGGCGACCGTGGTGCCGATGGTGGTGACGGTGGCGTCGGTTACGGTCGCAATCATGCCGGTGTTGCCGGATGCCGTGGGGAGGGTGGCGACGGTGGAGCCTACGGGACGGACGCCTTTCAGATACAGCAGCCCGTTAGAATTTGAACCACCATCCCCCACCTGCAACGTGTTCGCCGAGGCGCGGTAAAGGGAGATGTCGGGAGTGCCGCCACCAAAAGAAGCAGCGTTTGACCATCTGATATCCGCCCCACTGCCCAGCAGCACCCCGAACGGATTGGTAGAGCCGCCAACGGCCCCAATTGCTACGGCCGTACCGCCGAAAATAGAGCCGTTCGAGCGAACTCCAGAGGTACCGTTCGATAAAGTAACGAACTGGGTTAGGTCCGTCGTACTCTGCCCCGCCCCGGCGCGGACGATGACCTGGGTGGTGCCGGTGGTGGGGGTTTGGTCGTAGGCGCGGAGGGTGCCGGACGAGCCAGAAGAGGCGATATCGAGGCGGAAGTTTCCGTCGGTGGTGGTGCCGATAGCGACGTTGCCGCTCTGGAAGGTCGAAAGCGTGACAGACATGTCTACGGCTGCATTCGGCTGGTGCAGTAACTGGATACCGCCGCCAAATGCTCCATCATTGGCTGTTTTCCAGCCATTGATTGCACCAACACGAATTATTCCGACGTCACTACTCTGCCACCTTTGAGCGAACGTAATCCTAGAGCCCGGAGTGCCCGCTACGGCTGTACCGACCAAGCTAGTCGCCAATCGCAGCGATGTTGCGCCGTCCTGGTTTGATACCGCCGATGTGACCGTACCTGCCACACTCCCCGCCACCTGCAACCGATTCGTCCCGTCGTCGGTGGTGGTGCCCAGGAGGAGGTTGCCGGTGTTCGCCAGGGATGCCAGCGTGGACGACGAATTGTTAAAAAATATTCCGGTGTTGGAGTTGTTCTGAATTACAAACGCTCCACCACCGCCAGGTGTGGCTTGCCACCTAATCGTCCCGCTGCCTTGCGTCAATATGCCAGCGTTATCTGCCGCTAAAGAATTTCCGACAGTTAGCCTGGACGCCGCGTTTGAAAATGATAGATTTGCACTCGTCCCCGCCACCCCCGCCCCGGTGCCGTAGAGGATTTGGCCGGAGGCCACGGAGGAGGCGCCGCCAACTGCGCCGCCACTCGGAGTCGATCCCCCCCCCACCAACTCCCACCCGAACGACGATCCCCCCGTTGAGGAGCACACATAGAACGTGCTATTTATC